GCAAACAAGTCTTTTAGACCGTTCATGAAACCTTCTGCAATCTCAGCGCGTAGCCCTGATTGTACTGCAAGTTTGTTGTCATCCATCCACTGCTCAACCACATAGTCGAGGTAGCTATCAACTTTCTCTACAAGATCAGCTTTTGTTGATTCAACTTCTTCTGCTAATTGCTCAGCATATTCAGTCTCTAAACGATTGATCTCTTCAGATAATTTTGATTTTACCGCTGCTTCGAAAATTACTGCTGTTTTGGCTTTAAACTCATCACTGAGTGTTGCCTCAGATTCGACAAGAGCATTTAGGTCTTCACTAAAATCTCCATCAAATTCAACTTCTTCTGCCGCCATTGCTTTGCCGCCAGCAGATTTCAATTCAGACGGTTGGCTGTTACTCTTATCACCTTTGCGATGTTTGGCTTTCTTGCCTGCGGCTTCTGCCTTATCGTTCGCTGCTAGTGATTGAGCTTCAGCATTTTTTGGATCGTGAGCTTCTTCGATTTCCTCGTCGAGCTCTACATCCTGGTCTTCGATTTGATCAGTCATGCTTGACTCCTTATCATGATTGTTTCAATAACGAGAGGAAATTCTTATACTCACGAGTTTGAACCTCATAAAGGTCCGCGCGAGGAGCACGTTTAATTTCAGTCTCTATCTTTTCAATTTCTCGAGCTTCAATGATGCCATTATTCCAGATCCAATCTACACCTTCCATTATTCCATTAACAAAAGCATTTGGTGCAGATGGGTCTTGTACGATATCAACCGTATTAAGCATAAAGTCATCTTTGACGTACATAGTACCGTTACGTTGCTCAAGGCTACCCATACCACGAGTTGAGACACCGAGTTGAACACCACCTTCTAGTAAACCTTTAACGATATTACCCATTGGAGTATCCAGGATTCGTGCCTTACCCATAACATCATTTCCCTCAAATTTGAGGTCTGTGATCTTATGAGATACTTTATCCAAGTTAACAGTAGGTCCATCAGGGTGATTTAATTCACCAACCGCTCTGTCCTTGGAAACTTGTTCATCGACATATTTCTTAACAGCAGATTCCATAACTGCCTTAGGATATACTCGACCATTTCTATTTTTAGATTCAGCTTGCATAAAGACGCCTTCAATGACATGAGACTTTGAGCCGTCTTCTTTCTTCTCAACAATGCACTGAACATCAGTTTCAGTATATTCTGTAATTAGCTTCATCTAGTTAACCTTTATATTGCTTTATAAACTCTTTACCCATTTTCTCAGCTTCTTTCTGAGTCTTATAGGCATCAAGCTTTTCGCCATCAATGTAAACAACAAACATGTTCTTCTCTTTATGAATCATAAGGGTAATACGATTAATTCTTTTATCGTAGACATGAACACCAGGAGGCATTCCCTTTTTCATAGCTTCTCTAATATGTTTAAAGTTTTTCATTTTATCTTTACTTTATTTATAATTATTTATATTTTGAGTGGTCCATAATATTCTTTTGGCATTATAGCACCACCGAGAGATAATCGTATATTATCACCAGCATCAGCATCAACTCTATTAATACCATGAACAATATACTTATTAATAATCACTAACCTATTTGGCTTAGGACTTACAAAAAAACCTCTACCATATTCCATAATCTCTTTATATTTTTTATCTTGCTCAAACATCTCCATTGGTGTATTTTGATTCGAATAAGAATCAAGACCAACAGTTTCATCATTTAACTTCATAGTTTGAGCGTATTCTACCTCACCTTTAGGAACTACCAATAAAGTACCGTCCCAGTTTATTTGCCATCTCTTATGCAAATAGTATGCATAAGTTAATGTTCCCATATCATCATGCCAAGGGTTTTTGCCTCCAACAGGGTAAGCATAAGCTCTCAGGCTATAACCCATATGTTCACCTACAAAGTTCTTAGCGACATCAGTACTTAAAAACCTATCTAATCTGTGAAACCATATATCATAACTATTTTTACATGGTCTTTGTTTAGTCAGAATACGCTTTGTTTTATATGCATCACCATCAGTTAAATGCCAATATTTATCGCTAGACTTATCTACCTTTAACCACTGATCAACCTGAACTTGATTATATATTTTATCCCAATCAGAACATGACAGAAAATCATCTACAACCAAACACTCAGGACCATAATTTACAATGTTATACACTAATCTTCTAATTCATCCTCAAGTTCTGCTTTATCCTCTAGTTCTGCTTCAATTTCTTCATCAGTAATATCATCATCTTCAACATCGCTTTCCTCATCTTCATCACTAGTCTGTCCGAACATCTCTCCAGCAACAGAGATTTTCTCTTGCTCTAAAGCATCGTCCATTTTAGTTTTCATAATCTCTACGAACGTAGGTCCAGCTTTACCAAACTCTTGATTAGCTACATCGTTAATAAAATCTTTAACTTCCATTACTATCTCCATTATTTACATTGATATCTATCTTATGTTTTTGACCTTGAGGTTCAGGTGGCGCTTCTTGCTCCTCCTCTTCGTCATTATCAATCTCACCAGAAGCTTGCTCTGCTGCTATTTGTTTTTTCATTTCTTTGATGGCATCATCATCTAATTGTAATACATTCTTCATAACATATTCTTTAGAGAAAAACTCTCCTACATATTGCTGCATGTTATCTAAAGTTTGTAATCTATTTTGTATTAGCTCTGCATCTTTAAGTTCAGTAAAGTGATTATCTCTTACGTAATCAATAATTATATCTTGTTGCCAATTATTCCAATCTTCTTCAGTAATAATTTGCTTCATTATGAGCTGTTTTTTAAGAATCTCTGTGAACAACATTGAGAAGCGTTTTCTTAGACGATCAATAAACTTCTGAAACTTAACTTCGTCTCTGTTGATCTCTGTAGACCGGCCTAGAGAGAACTGAGCTTCTTGTTCTAATCTATTAATAGGAACATTTAACGATCTGTAGAGTCGCTTTTGAAAATAGACGATGTCGTCGATTTGTCCAAGATTTTCACCGCCTGGAAGTGTAGAGATTTCTGTTCCACGACCGCCTTCCCTACGAGGGAGCCAAAAGTCTTCAAGCATCGACATATGTTTGCGATCATCTCTAATCTTCCCGGTATCTGCATCATAGACTAATTTATTACGGTAACGAGCCATAATATCTTTCATATATGTTTCAGCTTTGCCTCTCGGCAAGTTACCTACATCAATATAAAAAATTCTACGTTCAGGTGCTCGAGCCAGCCTGTAAATAACTAGCGAGTCTTCCATCATACGTAATTGGTTAATAGGTTTTAGAGCTTTGTGTAAATAAGATACAACTCTCTTGCGGTCCACATCTAATAAACCAGAAGTTACATAAGATACAGAATCATTTGATAGTTTAATACCTTGATTCATACCACCTGGTTTTTCTTGATAAATGTAAAACTCATTTACATTCTCTACTAAGGATGCTCCAGTAGCAGGATCTTTTTTCTTTTTTATTTCTTTTACTTTACGAACCTTAGTAGCATCTATAGGTCTAATCTCTTGAATACCAGCTTTTAAATTCTTTTCATCAACTACTAAATGATGGTAAATGCGTCCATCAATATACCACCTTCTAAAAACATCATGACCTAATTCTGTAAATTTAAGCATAGAGCATAAATTATCAAATTCATCTGTCATAACCTTTTTAAGTTGATCGCTAAGTCCTTCTACATGATCTAAAATAAGTGATACAGGTGATTCATTTTCACTAGCTGTAATTGATTCGTTTACAATATCTTCTACTGCTGCGTCTACTTCTGGGTGAGTTGCAACAGCTCTATATTGTCTAATATTTTGTAAGTTATCTTTGGCATGATCACCTTCACCTAAGTTTACATAGGTGCCATAATGAGCGCCGGCTGCTGTAACATAGCCAGCTCCATCCTGATCAACAGGAGGTACAATAGATTGCATTTTCTCTGCATTTCTATCTTTAGCTCGTTTTATCTCAAAACCAAATAATCTAATGCCTTCGTTATCAGCCATAGTAATTCCTAAATTAAGTTGTGAGGGGCCATTACAGCCCCTCTAACTATTTATCGAGTTAAGAAGTAGTTCCAGCTTCCCAGTATTGTACTTGGAATTCTACAGAGAATCTTTCAATCTCGTTTTCTAACCCATAAGCTAGATCGATTGGAGAAACTGCTGTTGGGAAACAACCTCTAAAGTTATATGACTTAATTGTAGATCCGTCCTTATCAAGTTGATCTACAACAAGGTCTGCTTCGTAATCAACAGGGTTGGTTAAACCAGTATTTGCACTATGTGCATTCATACCGTTCATCCAACGCTCCATTGAGTCACGAACATTGAAGTCTGTATCGTTAATAATGGTTGGTGTCCATACATCAAATGTACGATCACCTGCCATCTTTAACTGACGACCACGGAAAGGAACAATAATTGTACCCATTGTAGAAGCAGGCAACTGAGCTGCTTCACACAAGAACGATGTTAATTCTACATCGCCATTAGCATAACCTGGAAAGTTTATTGTCGCCTTAAATAAATTAGGACGAGCTCCACCTCCACGTAGTTTTGCTTTAAAATCATCGACGCCTAATACTGCCATCTTCTATCTCCTTATACCTGTAATCCAGCGACTTCTTCGAAGTCTACACCAGATCTAACAGCCACAAAGTTGAGAGTGATGTAGTTAATAGAGCGTGCAGGTTTAATAAAGAGGTTCGCTATGAACTCGTTTCTATCAATAACTGCTGCTGTGTTGTTTGTGTCGTCACATACAACTCTAAAGTCTGTAATACCTCTACGACCCTTAATCTCTCTTAAGAATGGCTCTACGATGTTTACAAACTCAGCTCTAGTAAACTCATCGTTTAATTCAAACAATGTGTTTCTAGCTGCTAAAGCAACTGCTCTTTCTACCACATTAAAGAGACGGCGTACATTAATACGATCAAATGCACTTGGTCTATTCATATGTGTTTTATCACCATACAACAAGATGCCTTGTCCTGGTAAATTTGCTATCGGGTTAATACCTGCTTTATATAGAGTATCTCTTTGTGCTTTAGTTGGAGTGTAAGCTAAAGAGGTAACCCCTAAGTATGCTCCGCGTCGAGAACCTGCAGGAGAGAACCACGGAGCAGCTTCTGCATCAGATGCTGCCATAATTCCAGCAGTAGATCCTGCTGCAGGTATATTAATATATTTGTCGTTAAACTTATCATACACTTTTAACCAGTTATTATCTACAAAGAGATAAGAGCTATATGTGTAATCTGCTACATCAGCAATAGTAGCTGTAACAGGATCTGCATTTCCTACAACAGAAGCGCTAGCAGGAGATGTTACTACAACACAATCTTTACGAGTTGTACCTGCTGTAACAACCATATCATCTACTACAATTTCTTGATCAGAAGCTGAAGCATAACCTGGCGCAATCATAAAGTCAACAGAGATAGTATCTTTATCGTTAAATGCATCAAGAGCTAACAATGACTCAGAAGTGGTTACAGTTGTCTCAACTCCTCCAGCAAAAGACAACGATGCATTAGAATCTAAAGCAGAGTTTACTCTTACATAGTTAGAGCCTCGGTTAATTACATTCTTTTCATAGTTAGTTGACCCGTCAGCGTTTGTAGCTGAAGATGAGCTAGATACAAAAGAGTATCTTTCAAGCACAGTACCGGCAGTACCTGTAATTACTCCATCTTCATCTGTTACAAGAATATGACGTTCATTGCCTGTTGGAGCTGCGTCAAATTGATTTGTAAACGCAGCAGCTGATGTTGTCCATGTAATTGGACCTGCAACTTGCATTTTTAGAGAATTTCCTAATGAACCTGGATGTTTTGCAAATGCAGAGCCATACCAGGTTCCATTGTCCCACGCATTATTGTTTTTGATCAGTACAGCTCCACCAGCTGAATCAGCTGCTGCGTTTCTAGCCGCAGTATCAACTGCTCTCGAAACCTGTAGTGAACTTGAGTATTTTAAGAAGCTTGCTGCTGTATGAAAATCTACAGAGAAAGCATCGTCCGGAGCTCCAAACGTTGAGGCAAGAGTAGCTTCGTTGTCTACTAATACAGCCTCCTCGCAAGGACCCCAGCGGAATTCACCAGCAAATGCGCCAGTAGTAGATTGTACATTAGGCACACCGCCTGTAAGATCTACTTCCTTAACAACTATAGCTGGAGATTCGGAAGGTACGCCTATCGCCATTTTTAATTCCTTTTCCAGTAATCGAATTATATGTTATCATAATACGGATGTTCAATTACCAGTATTTATAATTCTTATTATTTAGTAAGCTGCGCCCCAATCTTCGACCCATCTTTTAGTATTCCACTCATCTTGTTGTTCTTCATGTTCTGCTGCAGCTATACCATCATCAATAAAACCAAACGGAAGCACATCTTCTTCTATAGCTTTCATTTGCTGTTCAAACATCATGGTTTTAATATTTACATCAGTTAATTGAGAAAAATAATTACCTGTAGCAAAATATCCAAACATTACTAAG